TTCTATACACTCTATTTTTGATGATGCGTAGTGAGGAGGTTGATTAACCATGTCAATCGAAGAAGTAATCGTACTGTCCGTTGTCGTCTCCGTATTGAAGCCCTCTTCTTTTCCGTTGGACTTTTTTTCTGTATTCGACAGATGATCTTTTAATTTCCCGTTCTTCGTTCTTTTTATTAAGTTCCCTAGCATCTTCTTCTCCCCTTTCTTCTGCTGTTGCCCCTTTTCGATGACCCCAGCAAGTCCACGTTTTACCAAAGTCATCAGAAAAGCAAGCCCATACCTCTGAGCCACACTCCTTGCATTTTTTATATATCGGTACAAACGTCTTCGATGTAGTGCCTGACGGCTTTGCGTATGACTTCGGCCATTGTGACATGCCTTCCTGTCTCCCTTGTTTTTTCGACAGACATCTTATAAACAGCATCTAAATCCTTTTGGGGGATAAGAAGGTTGTAAGAACGTGTCGGTTCGTTTATGGTCTTTGGTCTAGGCAATGTTTGAAAATTCCTGCCAACCAATAAGTTCTGACTGGTCAGCCTTAAAACATGCCCGTTTAAAAATGTTGTGTAATCCGTAACGTTCTTCTTGGCATAATATCTGGGCTTTCATTAAACCTGCCAATCGGTACTCTCCCTCTTTGCCAACCATAAGTGCGTAGTAATCTACGTTGTCGTTTTTTACGTTAGCAATAAGTTTGCCTTTTTCATGCGTTGTCGATTTTACATCAATGTTTTTGCCTTTGTAAAAAACGTCTCCATAGTCTGCTCCCATTTTGACCGACATGACGGCTATTGTAAAAACGAGTTGGGGATACACATCGGCTATCTTGCAAAAAGCCATCTCTGCAAAAATACCTTCCCTGTCGTACTCAAGAACATCCCATGGTTTGACAGGAACGGTCTGTTCTATATTATTGTTCCGTGCCTGCTCATATCTTTTTTTTGCAAGAATAGATCCTATCTCTTTTTCAGCTTCGTTTAAGCTTACTAGTGTATCTTGTCTATCTCTTGACATCTCAAAGCTGCTTCACACCCCATTAAAAAAATATAAAACGGTAGGTCTTCTTGAGGGGGCTTCATTACTTCCAAGTCTAGTACAGCCTGATTAAACCACGTTACCATAGCTTCTTTGTTAACTTGGAACGCTCCGTCATCGTCTATATAACAATCCAAAACACGCATATTTTATATTTGCCCTGTATTAGGGGGAAACCACAATGGGGGGGCATTGTAGCTTCCCTTCGTTAGCCACCTTGGTTGGTGTGCTTCTTTTGTGCCTTTTTTATATAATTTAGTCAACTTTTTTACGAAAATTTTTGCTATAAATTTTTTGGGCTAGGGAAGTTACTGTAAAATCAATTATTTAGGGGGTAGAGGGGCAGATGGTAGGCACTGAAATAGGGGATTTTTGGGATTTGTATGGCTGAAATACAGTACATAGTACGACAGACAATAAACAAAAAAAGGGGGGGATGGGTGATGATAAGTTTTTGAGAGCGCTAAAATAAGTCCCCCTCTTTTATATAGGACTAAGTTGGTACTATATTAATTAGTACTGAATTAGTCTTGTTAATCTTTTGACCAGTCAATAATAGAATCCCCTATATTATGGGATGCTAATCTTCAAATAGTTTAATAATATTAGGGTCTTGCATTGCCTGTAATATGCTGTCTTGCAATTCTTCTTCAGTAGTCTTTATATTTAACGTCTGGTTTGATTCAATTCTAGTTCCTTCAAACAATCCTACACCCTCGACTTTGCCCATTAACTCATATGCTCTTAACCTTGTCTGGTCTGAACTTGCAGACTCGGCAAGTAAAATCAGCCCATCTAGAGCCTTCTCCCTCAGCGCCACCGAGGAAAGTTGATGTTTCTCCTGTCTTTCCTCCTGTAAACTTTGAATCGCTTGGGTAATCTTGGGGCTATCAAGCATGACACAGCTTTCTTTGTAAATACTGGAGGGTTTCATTCCATCTGCACTATAAGCGAACTTATACGCCATACTCGCAACGCCCTTGCAATCTTGGCAATCTGGCATTCCCAGAGCATACGCATTGACAAATTTCCATTGTTTATCTGTCAGCCCCATCTGTGCTTTGTTCTTTCTATTAGCCATAATCTTCCTTTTTTATAGTTTACTTACCCTAACATGTGACCAGTCAGTACTTCCTATATAATTTAACAGGCAACTAAAGAGGGGCAGAGCGCATTAAAATTCTCGTGTATGATTATGCATAAGCAACCCTCTTCACCCATCTGACGGGCTTTAAAACGTCTTGGTTTGTTCTCTTTCTGTTCTATAAAGGCTCTTTTGCCTGTATTCTATTAAATAAAAGAAAAGTTCTTTTTTTTAAATAAAATCCAAGAATAATTACCAGTCATGCGTTCTTTATATAGAAACATACTAAAAGGTGATTCGTTTATTTGGTCTGTTTCTGCCTATAGGATGTGACTAGTCAGTATTTATATATGTAAGTGTTCTAGGTATACATTCAAATGGCATTTTTATAGTTTAGATACAGTCAAGAATTTCTTGCCAAAAGCAGTTTTTGATGCTAAGAGAAAGTCTCTATTGACTTTTCGGAGTTACTAGAGGGGGGGCAAATTCCCTTCCATGCTGAAGTAGTCCAGATGATTGGATGAAAGAAAAAATGGAGGTGCAAATCCTCCTCTGGAAACATAGTCAACTTCCAGACCACCCTCCCAAGCTGTGTTGCAGTCCACACCCAGACACAGCCTTACAGAGATTATGTCAGACCGAGACATGTTGAAATACTAGGGGATTTTTAGAGATATCAATAGGTAGTATTTTTGGAGGGTGTAACTGTCAGATAGTGTGCGCTATCTCTGATGAGTTAAAAATAACGAAACAGTAATTTTTAACTCATCAGATTCAATAACCAAGGAGACTTTATGCTGAATAGAATAATTAAAGAAGACCTTTTTTCAACTTTCACTCAATTAAAATTAATTGATATTGAAAGAATGGATAGTTCTAAAAATGGAAATCCAAATTTTAAATTAAAGTTTGAATATGCTGATGGTGAGGATACAAGAGTTATGTTTATTTATACTGAGAATGACTGCTCCATAAATTATGCCATTTGTAATAATATGATAGGGAGACTGTTTAATGTTGGAGTATTTGTTCCACATTTTCACGAGTATTATGCTAAAAATCCCAATTATAGATTATCAACATTGCATCAATTAAATTAAACACACAGCCCCAATTTATTAATTTTTAAAAGAAAACAGGAGAATAGAGACATGGCTATGATTAATCACCAGACTATAAGCATTGCAGACATGGGAAGAATTATCAGAAGAAACATTTCCCAAGAAAAGGTCACCCTAGTACTGGCTCAAATTGGTGTGGGCAAGACTAGTATTGTTCAAGATATATTAAAAGACCCATCCTTAGATATTGGTTACGTTTTACAATTAAATGGACAGACAAGACTTGTGGACGATTTCACAGGCATACCTACAGCACAACAAAATCCAGATGGTATAACTACATCTGTCTGGGCAAACCAAGAAGAGTTTGTCAAGATTATCAGACTTGCTAAGAAAGGCATTAGGTCTGCTATTGTAATTGATGAAATCACATGTTGCAGTATTGAAATGTCCTCAGCACTTCAATCTCTGGTTCTGGAGGGCAGGGTTGGAACTCTTGACCTGTGGACTGAATACAATGGAAAAATTATAAAGCCTGCTATTGTATGCATGGGAAACAGACCAGAAGATAACTCTAATTATAATGATTTGCCTTTAGCCTTTTTTGACAGGGTAAGGGTTTATGAATTGCACCCAAGCGCAAATGATGTAATTGAATTTTCAATTAAAGATGGATGGCATCCATTAGTAACGGCTTATATAAAACAGTTCCCAACATGTATAACTGAGGGTTTTCTTCCAGACCAGTTTGTTTCTTTTACTCCTAGGAGTTGTAAAGAATTGTCTGATGAGGAATTTCTTGGAGATATTCCAAAAGACTTGGAACTGCCTATTATTCAATCCATCATGGGCAGTGAACGTGCAACAGAATATGTAGCATTCAGAAGAGTTTGGACAGAATTAATTCCAAGAGAAGAAATTTATGCAGACCCTACAGGGTGCAGACTGCCAGAGGTTAACAGACCAGACTTGTCGTTTACCCTCGCACAGTCTTTGTCTTTCTTTATGACGAAGGAAAACGCAACCAAGACAGTAAAATATATTACAAGAATGAATAAAGAATTTGCTGTCCTGTGTATTACTGATGCAGTCAAAAGAGATAAAACTCTTATGCATAACGCAGATATTAAAACTTTTGCTATGGCTAATATGGATGTGTTCACAGACCTTATGGCATAGTTTAACAAGGGGCGAGCAATCGCCCTCTTATCTTTCAAGAATTTCTTTACTTATCAACAAATCAAAAGGGAGTTTCTAACATGGAAACAAATATCCAGAAGACTACTTATGTATGCAATTTCAACAATACTAATTATAACCCTAGATTTCTAGCGCATGGGATGGATGCCGAATTCAAAAAGAAACATAACATTGATACAGACCAGAAAATGTCTAGAACTTATATAGATGCATTTGGTTCTAGCCAAGATATGTTAAAGGCTATTATCAGTATTTCAAAAAGAGCAAGGGCAGTACATAAAAGTTTTGTTGTCTGTTCTGTAGGTTCTTCTACTCAATACGCAGACGACTTAATCCCAGTAACTCTAATGGCTAGTCACTCAAAAGCAATGGAAGAACTGAGACAAGAATATTTTGGCAGGGTAACAGATTTTCTAGATAATTATGTACAGCTAAAAGATAATGCAATAGCTGAGTTTAATGGTGCTGTAGATGGATTTTACTACCCATCACTAGAGGAAGTGCAAAACAAATTTTCTTGGAGTTTTGATAAAAAGCCCTTACCAGATGCTAATGCTTTTGACCAGAAATTAGGCAATCTTGAACTTGAACAAGAGATTAGAGACAATGTTTCCAGTCAATTGAAAGAGACATTTTCAAAAGCTGTTCTTAATGTTGTAGATAGATTGAAAGTAGATATTCAAAAAATTAAGTCGCAGGCATCTGGAGATAAGGCAGTAAACGAGACAACATTAAATAATTTTGCATCGTTTATGACTATGCTACCAGATTTAAATATTTCTGGCTGTCCCAAGATTGCTAAAGCCTATGAAGATGCCAAGCAATTATTAAAACATAGCCCCAGTGCTACTGCTGACCAGTCAATTAAGGATGAACTGATTGAAAAAACTACGTCAATACTTAATGACTTAGATGCAATCAATTATAATAAATAGGAGTTATTATGATGAACATAGATAAGGGCATCAGCCCAGAAAATAAGGTTGTGAATTCAAAGGCTACCATTCTTTTCAAACAGCCCTTCTTTGGAGTGCCAGTCTTCAAGCTTGTTTGGAAACAAAATGACTTGCATGTTCAAACAGCATGCACTGATGGAAAGTCTATAATTTGGAGCGCAAAATTTTTTGACACATTGACCAAGGCTGAATCTACAGCCGTAATAATACATGAAATTTTTCATGTCATTTTAAACCATCCCTTGGAGATGAAAAGATTTTTTAAAAACAATCCAAAGTTTCAAACTCCACATTTTATGAAATTAGCTAATAAGGCTATGGACTATTCTATTAATTGGCAAATTAAATTAATGGAATGTGAATGGTTGAAACTTCCTCAATGTGCTTTATTAGATGAAAGATTTAAAGATATGCACTGGATTAAAATATTTATGGTTCTAGTTTCAGAAGATAACAAACAACCAGACCAAGGCAAAGGGCAACCAGACCAAGACCAAGACCAAGGCTCTGACACTCCAGACCAAGACCAAGACCAAGGCTCTGAAACTCCAGACCAAGACCAAGACCAAGACCAACCAGACTTCGTTAATTCTGTCAATAAACAAGACCAAGGCAAAGACCAAGGTTCTGACCAAGATGACCAAGGTTCTGACACTCCAGACCAAGGCAAAGACCAAGGTTCTGCGTCCGATGATGAAGAGACTAATGGTTCTGACCAGTCAAATGCTCCTACTGATGCGCCTGTAGATGAAGGTGGCATGGGTGGTGTTGTTATTCCTACTAATGACGATGGCTCAGATTTAACTCCTGCTCAAGAAAATGAGATGAAGAA